GACACGCAGACCGAAAACCAAGACTTTGAAGCAGCATTCACAGAGGCATCAGGCGATGGCACTGGCACAATTACTTTGCCTGCTGATCCTGAGCCAACAGCCCCTGATAGTGATGAGCTAGATCAAGGTGAACCCGCCGCAGATGATGCCGCGGGCGACGGTGAAGGTGGGCAGGAAGAAGCCGCGCCAGAGGGCGAGGGCGATAACGACAATGCGGATCCATGGGCTGAGGCCCCGGAGCCGCTGCGGGCCGAGTATGAGGCCCTGCAAGCCAAATATCGGGACATTGACCACCGATACCGCTCAGACACGGGCCGTATCAGTGCATTGAACCGGAAATATGCAGAAACCCAGCGCGAAAACGATGAGTTGAAGCGCCAACTGGCCGCACAGAGCAACAGTGCCGCCGACACCAAGAACGGCAATGCCCAGGGTGACGACACCGAGGACACTCTCAAAACCCTCCGTGAAGAATACCCAGAAGTGGCGGAACCGATCGAAAAGATCCTGAAAGCCTCGCAGATGAAGGCCGATGCCCTTGATCAGCGCTTGGCGCAGATGGACGAGGAAAGGCAAAAAAGCCACATCATCACCCAGCAGGAATACCTGTCCGAACAACATTCCGATTGGCAGCAGATTGGAGCTTCCGACGAATTCCACGCATGGGTTGGTGGTCAACCGCGCATGATCCAAGACGCGCTCGCTCGAAACAGCCAGCAAATTGTCGATGGTGAAGAAGCGGCGGCTGTTATTGCCCTCTTCAAGCAGTCCCTCAACGCCGACCAAGGCAACGGCGGGGAACCAACCCCGCAACCAGAACCCGAACAAAAACCGACGATTAGCAAGCGCGACCTGCAACGCAAGTCTGCCGCGGCGCCTATCTCCCGCACCACAACGGGCGGCGGCGATGGGCCAGCGGACGACTTCGGAGCGTCGTTCAACTTCTACTCTCGTCAAGATCAGAAGTGAGATAGGTAATGCCTAACACGACTACTTACGGCGACATCAACCAGCGTACAGCTGGCTGGGCCGCTAACGAAATGCTCAAGCATGCAGAGCCTGAGCTGGTGCTGGCCAAATTCGGCCAAACCAAGCCAATGCCAAAGAACAAGGCGGAAAAGGTCAAGTTCCGTCGCCCGGTGCCGTTTGGTGCCGCTACCACGCCTCTCGTTGAGGGTGTGACCCCTAACGCCCAAAAGATGGCGTATGAGGACGTGGAAGTGACCCTTGATCAGTATGGTGTTCCGATCGAGATTTCCGATAAGGTCGCTGACCTTGCGGAAGATCCTGTTCTCAAGGACGCATCCATGCTGGCAGGTGAACAGGCCGCCCTTACGGTTGAAATGATCACATACGGCGCCATTAAGGCTGGCACCAACGTCTATTACGCCAACGGCACCCAGCGCGCAGACGTGAATACTGCGATTAGCCTTGACAAGCAGCGTCTGGTGACTCGTGGCCTTCGGGCTCAGAAGGCCGCGTTCATTACGAACGTCCTGAGTGGTTCCACGAATTATTCCACCAAGCCTATCGAACAGGCTTATGTGGCCGTGGCCCACACCAACCTTGAAAGCGACATTCGCAACATGCCTGGCTTTATCTCCACGGCAAACTATGGCAGCCGCCAAACCCTGTGCGCTCAGGAAATCGGCTCCGTGGAAAACGTGCGGTATGTACTTTCTTCTGAGCTCGACGCTTGGCCGAACGCAGGTGGCCTTGTGAACGGCATGCTGTCTACTGGCGGCGCAAATGCAGACGTTTACCCGGTCCTGTATATCGGTCGCGATGCCTACGGCCTTGTGCCGCTCAAGGGCATGAACGCCATTACTCCGATGGTGATCAACCCTGGCACGCCTTCCAAGTCTGACCCTCTGGGCCAGCGTGGCTACGTGTCTTGGAAGACTTACTTCGCGGCTGTCATCCTCAACCAAAACTGGATGGCACGCCTCGAAGTGGCCGCTACCAGCCTCTAAGGCCGGTAAATCGTTCTGAGTACCCGTGAAAGGGGGGCATTGCGCCCCCCTTTCTTGTTTTCACGTTCGCTGAAAGCTTATTCATGAAAAACGAAAAAGCTATTGAGGCAGAAATCACGGCTAAGGGTCTGACCGCACCGCGGCTTACTCCGGCAATGATAGACGCCTGCATTGTGTCGGAACAGTATCATGTGTTCCCCGGCACCACCCTGACCGTTTGCGCGCTGACGCTCACGAATGGTTACCAAGTCGTGGGCGAAAGTGCCTGCGCATCACCCGAAAATTTTGACGCCGAAATCGGACGCAAGATTGCCCGTGAAAATGCACGCCAGAAAATCTGGGCGCTTGAGGGCTATCACCTGCGTTCTGAACTTTCAAAACAAGCAAAGTGAGACTGATATGCAGACTGTGAAAGTTGCACTGAACGAAGCTTCCCGCGACCAGCTTTTCTACTACGCCTCCACTATTATGGGCCTTGATGTGAAGCACAACACCGGGGAAACCAAGCTGCTGGCCAAAATCTCCGAGGCCAACCCAGACTTGAAGGAAATTGAAGTTCCCGAAGTGACCCAGGCGGCGGATTCGGCAACAGCTGACAATACAGCCAGTGAAGGCCAAACGGCAGCACCGCAAACGGCAGGAAAGCCTGCACCAAAAGTTGACCCGATGGAACGGAAGGTCATGGTCTTGATCGACCGGACAGAAGGCCGTGATGGTGAACGTCCTGTTCAGGTAAGCGTGAACGGCTCCATGATTTTGGTGCCGCGTGGTGAGCCTGTTCCGCTGAAAATGAAATACGTCAAGGTGTTGGAAAACGCTGTAGCCACTCGCTACCACCAAACCGAAGACGGTGAAATGAAAAGCTACGAAGCGCAACTCTATCCGTTCCGCATCACAAGCGAAACGGTCACTGAGTAACAATTTTCCCAAGAGGTAGCATAAATGGCAAATTTCCTTGAGCTGTGCCAAAGCGTGGCGCGCGAAAGCGGCACTGTGACTGGTGGCCAGCCAACGGCGGTAGTCGGCCAGACCGGGCGTCTTTTGAAGATCGTCAAGTTTACGGCTCTGGCATGGCGTAAGATCCAACTGATGCGAACAGACTGGCACTGGATGAACCGAGAGTTTGCATACGATACGATCATCAACACCGAAGCCTATACTTCTGCCTCTTGGGGAATGAAGGATCTGGGGAGCTGGCTTGATACCAGCCCCCTTTTCTGCACGAAACAGGGCGAGACAGCACAGTTTCAGCGTGCGCTAACATACGTGCCCTGGAAGGAATTTCGCGCTTCTCATCGTCGGGCATATAATGAGCCAGGCACGCCAGCCTTTTGGAGTGTGCGCCCCGGCGACAACGCCCTGATGCTGGCCCCTAAACCCGATGGCGTATATAAGCTTGAAGGTGAGTATCGCAAGGCTGTCCAAACACTCAGCAATGATACAGACACACCCGAATTTCACACCGACCATCACGACATTATAGTTTGGCGCGCCCTGCTGCTTTTGAATGAGCATGACGAGGCAGGAGACGCTGCCGCCACAGCGGCTAAAGAGTATAGCGAAATGCTGTCTTCGCTGATGGATCGCGAGCTTGACAACCCCAGCTTTGGCGGGCCACTAGCATGAGCCAATATGATAAGACTTACGGTCTTCGCGGAGGCATGGACCTTGTTACACCGCCAATCGAACGAAAAGGTGGCAATGCCATTGGCGGCTACAATTATGAGCCCCGCCCAGAAGGATACCGCCTGATCGCAGGTTTTGAACGCTGGGATGGCAGCGGCCTGCCAAGCGAAGCGGTTTACCACGTTATGCAGTTTGAAAACGGCACTGTTGCATTTGCCGCTGGTGACGTTGTGACTGGCGCCGCTTCTGGCGCTTCCTGTGAGCTGCTGCAGGATCCTGTCGTTCTATCTGGTGACTACACCACTGCCAATGCCGCAGGCTACATCGTCGTTGGTGCCCTTTCTGGCGCTTTTGAAGATGGCGAGTTTATGCAGGTTGGCGGTTTTTCGCGAGCCACACTGAACGGCCTTCCTGTGCTGGATGGAGGGACAAACGACGCTGATCATAGGGCCTTCGAGGCCGCTGCGATTGAATTGAAGAGATCGAAAGTAGGCAAGGTTCCGGGCACCGGACCTATCCGCGGTGTATGGGATTATAGCGGCGCCACTTATGCTTTCCGCGATAATGCCTCTGCGACGGCGTGCATCATGTATCGAAGTACGCCCAACGGGTGGGAAAGCGTACCACTGGGCTACGAGGTAGCCTTTAGCGCAGGTACAGGCGCAATAGCCGAAGGTGACACAGTAACGGGCGCCACAAGCGCCGCAACAGCCACTGTAAAGCGCGTGATTGTTCAGTCTGGTGACTGGACGACAAACGACGCAGCCGGGCGGCTGATCTTTGCCAGTGTCAGCGGCGCGTTTACCGATGGAGAAAACCTGCAGGTAGATGCAGTCACTAAAGCAATTGCATCTGGTGCAAGCGCAGCCATCACGCTGCAGCCGGGTGGGCGTTATGAGTTCATCAACGAAAACTTCTATGCGGGCTCCCAGATGCGCCGCATGTATGGTTGTGACGGCGTGAATCGTGCCTTTGAGTTTGACGGCGAGGTCTTTGCACAGATCCATACGGGAACACCGGTTGACGCGCCAATCCATATTGCTGAGCATAGCAACTATCTGATCCTTGGTTTCCGGGGCGGTTCTGTTCAGTTTTCATCCCTTGGTCGGCCACTTGAATGGCAATTTATCACTGGCGCTGGCGAGCTAGGTATGGGCGATGATGTGACGGGCTTTGTGTCTGGCTATGCAAGCGCCTTGATCATTTTTGCGCGCAACAAAATCGGCGCCCTGTATGGGAAGGTGCTTGGTGGGGATAATAGCGATGCCGATCTGCAGATTGTTCGTAAAAAGGTGGGGGCTTTTGAATGGTCCGTTCAGGATGTGGGTCAGCCTGTATTTTACGATAATGCAGGTGTGCGCGACCTTACTAGTACGCAGACATACGGCAACTTTAGCCCCTCTGTGATCAGCAAGTACATCAAGCCATACCTTGATAAAAAACGGCAGTCCGGCACCAAGGTCACAGCGTCTTTTGTGGTAACAGAACAAAGCCAATACTGGCTTTTCTTTGATGATATGACCGGTCTGATTTTTAGCTTTGCGTCCAGCAAGGTAGCGACTATGCCGGTGCGTTATGACCGTGTTGTCCGCTGCGCGTGCTCCGTTGAAAACGATGAGGGCGACGAAGTGATCTATATGGGCTCCGATGACGGCTATGTATATCGCGTCAACAGTGGCAGCAGTTATGATGGCCAGCCACTGGACTTCCTGTTGCGCCTTGCCTTCAACAACCTTGGCTACCCCACAATGAACAAGCGCTTTATTCAGGTGGCGCTGGAAATGAATACAGGGGCCAATGCCCAGATTGGAGTGTCTGCAGACTTCTCCTATGGCAGCCCAACACTCCCGTCAGTGACGCGCGAAGAGTTTGACGTGTATGGCGGCGGCGGTTTCTGGGATGAGGTCTATTGGGACAATTTCTACTGGTCCCAAGTCGAAGGCACTGCGGAAGCATATATTGACGGCTTTGGCAGCAATATTTCTGTTGCGATCGGCGGCAGTGTCACAACCGAGCCCCAGCACACGCTGCACGGCATTACCTACTATTTCAGCCCAAGGAAAAAGAAGCGATGACGAACCAGTATTTCACCCTTGCTGCAGCACAAGAACCAAACACGCTGGCGCGGGCTGCTTCCATTAACCAAAACCTGCAGGCGGTCCAAGCTGGCTTTGACAAGCTGCCTGCACCTGACCTTTTGCAAAAAGATACAGTCACCCTAGGCATTGCAACCATGGGCGCTGCAAACGAGTATCTTTTGACCCTACCAATCGTGCCAACAGCCTATGAGGCTGGTATGGGCGCAATGTTTGAGGTGCCTGCTGGTGGGGGGAATACCGGGCCGGCCACCCTGGACGTGATGGGCCCGAACGAAGTCTATCTGGGCAAAGTGGCAATCAAGCGCGCAGACGGTTCTAGTCTGGTTGAGGGCGACATGCCTGCAGGTAGCATGGCGACCATGCGTCACACTGGAACCTATTGGCAGATTTTCAGTGCGCACGGTGATCTCGCAGCAACGCGGCTTGCAGCTCAAGGCGCTAACACAAGTGAGACGAACGCTGCCGACAGCGCCACAGCTGCGGGCGCAAGCGCCACGACGGCGACGAATGCCGCGACAGCGGCGCAAGGCTTTAGGGATGAGGCACAAGCGGCAAAAATGCAGTCAGAAACCGCTGCAGGAAATGCTGCAAACAGCTCCACAGCGGCGGGCACTAGCGCCACGACAGCTAGTGATGCTGCTACTGCCGCCCTAGGATACCGGGACGAGGCAGCAGGATTTGCCGCGATAGCGCAAGCTGCGTCGAACCATGAAGGAAATGCGGCGATTTATGCTGCCGCCGCATCAGACAGCGCCGACGCTGCCGCCGCCAGTGAAGTGGCCGCTGCAGGTAGCGCTACAGCACTGGCAAACAGTCTTATCGCAAGGCCGATTGTCACGGCGGACTATGCCGCCAGCCGCGGGGATGAAATCACAGTCAAGGCGCCAGCTGTGACCATCACGGCGCCGACGACCCCCGCCGCGGAAGACTTCTTTTCAGTCTTTGATGGCACCCTTAACGCCCAGAACCAGCCGTTTTTTATCGACTTCGGTGCTGCAGGGTTCGATGGCCAAGGCCAGACCCTCGAATTTGATAGAAGCGGCATGACTATGGGCTTCAAATTTGATGGCGCCGCCTGGCGCCTAGTGAAGTTGGGGTAAACATGCACAACCAAAGTGAAAGTAACTTGATCGCAAAATTAGAGCAGCAGGGCTATGCGGTCATTCCCGTTGAAAACCTCAAAGACTTGGGGAAGCAGTGGGCGCAAGAAGGCGCAGAGGCTGCACTGACCAGTGTAGGTCTTGGTGGGCCAAATGCTCAGAAAGACGTACACGATTTGTTGTCTTTGCTGAGCGACGTTCGCCTGATCAGGGCGGGCATGATGAAGGCGTTGGGCCGCATAATGCTGGTGGGCATTCTTGCATTGCTGGCAACATTCACCTTCAAGGACGGCTTGCCGTTCAAGTTCTAAACCTGTGTTTGGAATAGCCTTCCGAAGGGCGCTGATGGCGATAGTCGTTGGCGCCTTTCTTCATTTGTTGTACCGGGCCAGCGGATCTGCAGCTGATGCCGATGTTGAGCTGGCCGATACACTCCCTTGGGTAATTGTTGTTGTGCTGATGCTTCCGACAAACCGGCTTACCACAGCCGGGCTGCAGAAGATCATCGGCCTTTGGAAAGGTAGAAATGAAACCAATAACAACAGCCAATGACTTTCTGCGCGACGTGATCAACCCCGTCCTGCAGGAAATGGATATGTGGTCGCGATCAGCAGCCAAGTTGCTGCTTATGACCGCATGCCACGAAAGCGGTGGATTCCTGACCCGCGAACAGAGAGGTGGGCCAGCCCTGTCTTTCTATCAGATCGAGCCGAAGACCCTCACGGATCTCTATGCGAACCATCTGCGCTTTCATGAACACAAGCTGCGCACCCTAGAACGATTTGAACCAGAAGGCATTGACGATCCCGTTGAAGCGTTGCGGAGCTGCGACCGATACGCAACTGCGGTCGCGCGCCTGCAATTTTCCCGCTTTGCGGAGCCGCTGCCGGATGCTGACGACCTGCAGAACCTTGGTCGCTATTGCAAGACATACTGGAACACCGGCCTTGGGGCAGCTACCGCAGAAAAGTACGTGAAGGATTATCTTCACTGGACCGGGGCAAGCGCATGAATCCGATCGGAATAGCAGCAGGGGCGGCGGCGATCTTGGCCGCCATTTTTTATGGCCTCTGGCAAAGCGAGATTGGCGAACACCAAGGAACCCGCGATTTACTACAGGCTGCCAACCTGAAGGCGGAGACAGCGACTAAGACCGCAAACGCAAACGCCGAGAAGGTAACGGAGCTGCGCATCGAGCTTGCGGAGCGAAAGCTGACAGACAAGCACCACGAAGAAGAACGCGCCCGGCTAATGGCCGAGCGAGACAGGGAAAACTTTGAACTTAGGCAACGATTAGGGGCTTTCAATGATGCTATTTTTCAACGGCCTAAAGTGGCTGAGCGTGCTTTTCGCATTGACCTTAACCACAGCCTGCGGGAACTCTCGAACCTTACCTGCCGCGCCGATTGTGGAAGCGAGGGTGGAAAGGCTCAGCCTGGACGAGCCAAGGCGTCCGGATCAGATCGAGCTGCGCCAGATTAACGATATGCCGCTGGCGCTCAGTACCGAGCGTTTGGCGGAGTTGCTGGCCGAAATCAAGGCAGGATCACGCGCCCCATTGCAGCACGTTTGCTTGCCAACCTCAGAGTGGGCCGAGGTGAAAAGAGGCTACAATGACATTGCCTATTACATAAAGCAGGCCGAGGCGTATTTTGCCGACATTGAGCGCCAGCTGGAAGATCAGCGCAAGTCACAAAAACCCCCTTAGAGCTGTTTTCGCGAACGTAGGGCGAACAAAGGGGGGCTTATATCGCCCCCCACATTTTCATATACTGAGGCAGTCAGAACAGGCATTAGCCGCCATTGGCCGCTTTGATTTCTTCCCCCCCTATTTTTGAGAGTGGACGGCATGGCAAGCCCAAATAAGCAACAACCAAAAGTTTTGATTCCGCCAGCCAAACGGCAAACTATGGCTGGTGGCTTGGGCGGCAAACCCAACGGCTCAACGGCGCCTGACAGGACTTCGCCGCCGAACTGGATGAGCGCGACCGGAATGCCGCAAGGCGGACTTGGCGGGAACCTCTCTCCGACACCAAAAATCCCGAAAGCCCCCAAGATTGGCAGCACTGTTCCGACTGATACCGGCAGCACCACGTTTCGCAACGCGAACGTAGACTTTCAAGTGGACCGTATCACTCAGAAAGACAGCCCGCTCATGAAGCGTGCCAGGGCGAATGGTGAAGCCTTCGCTAACTCGCGCGGCTTGCTGAATTCAACCCTTGCCGCGCAAGCTGGGGAAGATGCTGTTTACAAGCACGCCATGGAAATGGGGAAACAGAACGCGGCACAGATCCATGCCCGCAACATTTCCCTACAGTCATTTGAGCAAGACAGCCGCCTATCTGATCAGCGCTTTGTGCAGGACAGCAAACTTGCCGACAGAACATATGCGCAGAATAGTTCGCTGTCGCGGCAGGGGTATGAACAGCAGGCCGATCTGAACGAACAGTCGTTCGGCCATCAACAGACCCTGCAGCAGCAGGAACTGGCTAACAGGACTGAGATTGCCCAACTTGACAACGAGACGCGCCGCGAAATCGCGGTCGTGGATGCCAATACGCGGCTGGAAATCAACGAGTCCACATTGAATGCCCAAGAACGGGCCGAGACTTCCCGTTTGCTACAACAGGCTGACTCCACGTACCAGCAGACCGTGGCCAGCATCACTAGCAACCCAGACCTGCCAGCGAGCGTGCGCAGTCAGCAGCTGAACAACGCGCGGCAAGTATGGTCCACGTCCAGGCAGATGGTCGCCAAGATGTATAAGGTGAAGCTTAAATGGCCAAACAGCAACAGCAGCATCAATGCTGGCACAAACACCAGCTCTCCCCCAGACACGGGCAGCAGCACGGCGCCCAGCGCCCAAGATACTGCGAGCGCGGTAGCCAGCACCCCGTTCGGCGGCGGTGGTGGTAGCGCCGGTCGTTGGGCGAGGAATAGCTGATGGCGGTTCGGCAGGCGACATTTACAGACATTCCGAGGCTTTGGGAGCTGGCGCAGGAAATGCACGAAGCAAGCGTGTACGCCAAACGGGTCACGCCTGAGAAGAAGGCGTTTCGTGATCTGTGTTTTCAGACCATCACGAACCACGGCCACGCAACCTGCATCTATGTGTACGAGGACGAGGGGCAGGTCGTGGGCTTCATCATGGGCACGATTGACCGCGTTTACCATATCGCCAAGGAATTTCTGGCGACCGACATTTTCTTTTTCGTAGGTGAGGGTGCCACACCTAAGGCCGCACCAAAGCTGCTTGACGCCTTTGTGGCGTGGGGTGAGAGCCGTCGAAATGTGGTTGAGGTTTATGTGGGTATTTCTGGCGCAATTGGCGACCCGGAACGAACAGCAAAGATGTATGAGCGCAGGGGCTTTCGTCGTGACGGCCTCATGCTCGTAAAGGAGGTTGGCCTTGAGCAAGATCATTAAAGGTATCGGCAAAGTCTTTAAGAAGGTCGTGAAGGTCGTCAAGAAGGTTGCGCCCATTATTATTGCGGTTGCAGCGGTATATTTTACTGCAGGCGCGGCACTAGGCATTGCTGGTGCTGCTGGTGGATGGGGGGCGGCGGCAGGAGGCATTGCCAGCTCGTTGGGGGCGACAGGGACGCTAGGGTCCATTGTGACAGGCGCTATAACCTATGCGGGTTATGGCGCGGCGATCGGCGGTGTTACTTCTGCTGCCACTGGCGGTAGCATAATGAAGGGCATGCAAATGGGTGCCGCGACTGGCGCCCTTACTGGTGGCCTCATGGGTGGCCTCGCCGCTCCTGCTGGTGCTGGTGCGAACGGTGCAACAGCTGGCGCTACTTCTGCGGCGAATGCAGGCACAGGGCTATCCTCTGCGTCTTCTGGGATGACAGGCGCCGTGAACTCACATCTTGCGACAACGGGTACTGCGGCTGCAGCGGGAACGACAGCGGCAACCACGACGGCTGCTACTGCAGCGGCTACTGTGGCTCCGGAAGTTCTTGCGGCGCAGACCTCCGGCAAGTTCATGTTGGGCGGTCAGGTTATCGCTGGGCTGGGCCAAGGGCTGTCGGCGTCTGGCGCAGCGAAAGAACGTCGTCAGCTCTACGAGGATCGCCGGGCAAATTACGAAACAGGCAACGCAGGTATGGTGGCCTTCGGGACAGAGGCGGATCCGAACAACCCATTGCCGCAGGTTTCAGGTGGTGCAGCGCAGACGAACCAGTCTGGCCGCTGGATCGTGGACGAACAAACCGGCAAGCCAAAATATGTGGCGCCTGGCACGCCTGAACACCGCGCATTGACGCAAGGGGGCTAAGTATGGAGCAACAACCAAACGTATCACCGGAAGAACAAGCTGCTTACGACAGCTTCATGGACGTGGCGATGCAGGTCATTTACGGCGAAGCCTTCAACGAAATCTTCGAACGATTGAGAGCAGATGCTGACCCCATCGAGGGATTGGCGCAAACGGCTGTCGAGATTGTCAGGCGGGTAGTATCGTCTGGATCTGAAAATGGTGAGCAGCTGAATGGCGATGTGGTGTTTCATGCAGGCATCGCCGTGGTTGAAGAACTGGCTGATCGTATGGGGGATCTTGGTATTCATGACTTCACAGAGGCAGAGCTTGAAAAAGTCACTTACCGGGCGCTGGATCTCTACCGAGACGTGGAGGTTCAAAATGGAGAGCTTGACCAAGAGGGCGCCCAAACGGATTGGGCAACGCTGCAGCAAGCCAACGAGTCCGGCAAGCTGGATGCATTGATGCAGGATCTATCGGCGGCATCTGGCGGCAAGGCGCCTGCAGCGATGCAACAGCAAACAGAACCCGCGCCGCAGCCAGAGGGCAACACAGCAGGGGGGCTAGTGCGGTGAGTACAAGTATGATTTTAGGTGGCCTAGCTCAAGGGCTTGGCAACGGCCTGACGCAATACGGCATGCAGCTGCGTGATGCAAAGCTGCAGGCAATTGCACGCGAAACCCGCACCGCTGAACGCGCCGAAGATCGGACTTTCCGATCGGAAGAGGCAAGCATTGATCGCGCATTTCGCGCCGAACAATCGGGATTGGACAGGCGGGCCCGCGCGGATCTGCAAGATGATGCGCAAGCATTCTCGTCTGAAACTCTCTCCACTAAGCTTGATGCGGATAAGCCGCTTAGCGAGGCAAGGACGCGTCTCACAAACGCTGAGGCAGACAACCTTGAAAAAGGCATTGGCCGGGGTGGCAGCGGTGCCGCAGTAGCCAACAGGGAAAACCTACAGGCCATTTATATGAACTCAAACGAGGGCCAGCGGCAGGAAGGTGAAAGCGAAGAGGCCTACCGTCGCCGGATCAATGACTGGATCCTCAAGATTGAAACACAGCGCGATAGCAAGTCTGATCAGGATCTATGGCTTGAAGCTGTGAAGATGGCTCAGAACGATCCTACCGTGTCGCTGAAAGGTGAAGAAGCGGTCGAAGCCAAAGCGGAACAGCTGTTCAAGGTGATGAAGGGGCGCAAGAGTGAAGCAACGCAGCCTGCACCGGTGTCTGGTAGCAACAGGGGGCAAGCTGACGGCGCTAATGATGCTGGCGGCAAGCCATCTGGCGCAGGCACAGAGGAAGATCCGTTCATGGCCACAAGTCAAAGCCAGATCGATTGGTTCAAGCAGAACGCGCCCGAGGGCGCTGTCATTAACGTGAACGGCAAGCTTTACCGCAAATAACAAGGGGCCTGCATGGCGTCGAAATCTTCTTTTGATATTACTGGACTGCAGCCTCTTGATGTATCGGGCCTGCAGCCTCAAGGCAGCCTTGATGTAAATGGCCTTGAGCCCCTGGACGCAACCGGCCTGCAGCCGATCGACAAAGAGTTTAGTCTGGACAATACTGCCCGTCTCACAGGTGAGCGGGCTGGTGACGTGGCAGGGAACTTCATTGATTTTGGCCACACGCTGGGCAGGGAAGTCGATAGCAAAGAGGCTGGTTTGCCTGCGCTCATCCTTGGCCGCAGCCGTGAGACGCTTGAGAAGGCCGGAGTTGAGCCTGCTTTCTATCTGGGTGATCATGGTTTCGGCGTTGCCTCCTATGACGAGAAGCAGCGGATTCGGAATGTCTCAGACCATTTCCTGAAAAAATCGGCTGATGCGCTGAAAAACCTTGATCTCGGCGGGGATGAAACCCAACAGCGTTCGTGGGATGAAGTGAAGGATTCCCCTATCAGCAACGTCCTACCTTTTATCATTGAGCAGGGGCTTGTCTCCACGCCTGACATGCTGGCAGCCATTTACGCCACGCCAGCCTATGTCACATCACGTTCGCAGGAAATCGGCGGCGAGCGCGCCGTGAATGATGGCAGAGAAGAACCTACAGTTGAAGACGTGGTGAAAGCTGCGCCCGCTGCTGTTGCCTCAGCCATTCTTGAGCGGTTTGGTGGCAGGGGTATGCTGGGATTGGACGAGGCCGCGGTTCAGTCGGCTAAGCAGATCCTGCCAGAAGTCGGAAAGGCTGCCCTGAAAGAAGGCGCAACCGAATTTGGTCAAAGCATCATTGAGAACGCGGGCGCCACGGTTGGCACAGAGCGCGGTTTTGATATGGCAGAAGCCTTGGACGAAGGCTTTGCTGGCTCAGTAGCGGGCACTGGCTTTGGCGGTATAGTAAGGGGTAGCACGGCCACAGGGGAACTTGTGCTTGGAAGCAGGCCGGCCCCTTCTGGCGAGACTGATGTGGACGGTCAGCCACTGGCGACAGTGCCCGACAATGTAAGCGATGCAGACATTGCTAGTCCAATCCCTACTGACGTGATTAGCGAAGGCCGGGCAGAGCTTGACGCAGCATTGAACCATGCCGCTGAACCTGTGGCAGATGCAGCATCACAGGCACCAGTAGCGCCTCAACAGCCCGAACTGGAAACGCTTTTCGATATGGAAAGTGGCGAGGCGATCGGGCAATACAACACAGGCACAGGCGAGACGATCCTTGGCCTGAGCCAGCCCGCGACAGCTGTTGAGCCTGAACAGGCCCCGCAACCTGTTCCTGCCCCTCAGAAACTCCCCCATGTATCTATCGGCAACGACATTGAGTTTGATGGCCGCCCAATGAATATAACGGCAGTTGAAGGCCGTTTCATAATCGCGACAGATGCGCAAGGCGTACCAACTGTATTTCGCGGAAAGAAAGACTTCGAGGCAAAGACGGGCCATACTTTTGAAGGCTTTACAGCTGCCCGCGGCGCCATCCCCAAGCGCCCGCCGTCCCTTGTTGAGCTGCTGCGCAAGCAGGGGATCCGTAAGGACGACGCAAAGGCCCAGGGTGTGGATCTGGATGGCAAGCTGCCAAAGCACTTGGCGCAAGTGTTCAGCAACAACCCAAAGACCCTCACACTTGATCAGGTTGGTGAACGCCTTTCGGAAATGGGTCTGCTGCCACAAGGCAATTACGACCTCTCTGATGTGGTCGAGCTTGTCAATCAGGATCTGCTGGCGCACCGCAACAAGGACATGTCGCAAGCCGTGGTGCCTGCTGCTGATGTGGTTGATAAGGTGGCCCGGCAGGAATATGAGGCCCGACAATTCGAGCTTGGCGAGCTGGCCGACCTTTCCTATAGTGAGCGCGCGAAGCAACTGCGCCAGCAATATGAATCGGCGCCCGCAGTTGGCGATGAGCTGACGCAGGCAGAGATTGAAGCCGCATTTGATCTGGACAACTATAGGGCCAGTTACTTCGATGAAAACGACGCGGCAGAGCGTGCCGCAATGGAGGCTTATTACCGTGGACAAGACAATGACGGTGCAGGACGGCCTGGACATGGTGAACAAGCAGATACACGAAACCGAAGTGTTTCTGGAAACCCAGCCGGATCACAAGATGGCCGACGAGGCAGCCAAGAAGCTGGGCGAAATGCGAGCCTTGAGGGATCACCTGCTGCAGAGGCAGCAAGCGCTGCAGAACTAGATCCCTTCGATCTATCGCAGCCGATCCAGCAGACTGGCAATCTTTCCGAGGTCGGCCAGAAAGAGCTGAGCAAGATCCAAGCAAATGCCGTAATTGAGGCGGGCTTGGCCGTTGAGGGCTCTCCCCTGCAGGCCATTACCAAGAAAGCGCGCGCAGGCAAGATGCTGAGCAAAACCGAGCGCAGCACGCTTGAAGAAGCTTTCGTGCGCAAGGATAAGCAGAACATCCAGCCTGAACTGAATGAGCTGGAACAGCGTGCCGCCGCCGTCTATGAGAAGGTGCTGCAGCAGGGCTATAACGGCGACCTGCCGCTTGACGACTACCGCCGCCCCCTTTGGCGGGAACAGATGGCGGAACAGGCGAGGAACCCGCGGCGCTATAGTGGTGAAATCACCGAACATGACAACGCCAAGGGCTTGAAGATTGGCGATGAAGTCATTGTAAAAAGCAACGACCCAAGCAAGTGGCCCGATACGTCAGGCGTCGTGACTACGGTAAGGAATCGTGAGTATGACGGTAAGACAATTACCGAGGTCCACACGGCTATAAGATCAGGCTTTGGTGGCTGGGCCGACCTTTCGCGCGTGGACAAGGCCACAGCAGCAGACAGCGATGGTCAGACCCGCGTACCAGGCAGTGAGCGCACGGACGAGAAAGAGCAAGCCGCGAACCGGGCAGAGGCTGAAATGCGCGCCCGCCAACAACAAAGCAAGATCCGCAGGGGTGGGCAGGAATCGCTAGCCGATCAAGACGGGGGCTTGTTCAGTGCAGAGCGGGATCAGGGCAACTTGTTTGACACGTCTGGCCTGCAGGAATTAAAGTCTGACGAGAGCAAGAAGGAAGACGCAAATGTATCAGGTGGCCGCACCGATCTGGAACGCGATAGCCGAGACACAGGATCTAAAAACGGATTGGGCGAAGCAGATCTTTCCGCTTCCCGCCGAGGATCTGAGCAAAGCACTGCAGATGGAAGAACAGCGGCTGACAGCGGAAGCCGGGACAGCGATGCTGGCCGCGCAGTATCTGACGCTGATGCCGCTCCTTTGGGAGAACGAGGCGATCGCGGCGCACGTCGCCAGCAATCCCTCTTTGATGACGGCACTACCGAACGTGACGAGCGCGGACGAGGCGATACTGATGGCGGCAGCGGACAGGCCGAGAATGACGCAGGCGGAAAAGACCCGTTTGCACCAAATGCTGACGAAGCAGCCGAGCTAAAAGCCCGCGCTGATCGGCAGGCCAAAGCAGATACAATCAAGGTAAAACCGGCTGACGCGGCCAATATCCGCGAAACGCTGCCGCTGCTTCTTGAAGACCAGCAAACCGACGTATTGAAGGCGGAGACGCGCTTCAATAATCCGGACGCGCTGCCGGGCTACCTGTTCACCAACGGCACCGGCACCGGCAAAACCTACGTGGGTGCAGGCGTTGTCAAACGCTATGCCCGCCAGGGTAAAGATAACATCCTGATTGTTGCACCCTCTCAGGGCATCCTGCAGGGCTGGGTGGAAGCAGGCCAAGACCTTGGCTTGAATATCACCGTGCTTGATGACACCAAAAGCAAGGGCAAGGGCATCGTTGCCACCACCTACGCCAACCTTGGCGAGAACCCCCGCCTTGCAGAGCGCAACTGGGATCTGGTGGTCAATGACGAGTCTCAGGAGCTTTCAAAGAACGAGCGCGGGGATCCGACGCTGGCGCTCAATAACATGCGCGCTATCACCAACCGGGGCCGTTCTGGCGACCGTTACCAGAAAGCACGCATGCTGCTGGCCGATAAGTGGGCGCCATACTTCGAGCTGCGTGATCGCGCGCGCGCCCTGAAAGGCAGCAAGAAAAAGGCCGATAAAGATCTGGCCGAGAAGCTGATGTTCAAAGCCCAAGAGCTGGCGACGAAGCTTCACCCGGAAACCAAAGCCAAGGCAGACAGCCTTGCGGATGTGCCGCGTACCGATGTGCTGTTCCTTTCTGCAACACCTTTTGCCTACGACAAGAACATTGATTACGCCGAAGGCTATCTCTTTGAGTATGGCAGCGAGAAAGAAGGTGGCCGCAGCTACAATGAAGGCGGCGCCCGTGACCAGTTCTTCATGCAGCATTTCGGTTACCGCATGCGCTACAACAAGCTGACGCGCCCGGAAAACGGCGTAGACAGCGAAGTGATGGAACGCGAGTTTCACGAATGGCTCAAGAAGGAAGGCGCGCTCTCTGGCCGCAGACTTGAAGTTGATGCCGACTATGACCGCAAATTTGTGTTGGTGGATGACGCCGTAGGCGCAAAAATCGACCAAGCACTGGAATTCTTGCGGGAAGCCGACAAGGGCAAATTCCGTGACCTGGCTGACTTGGTGAATAAGCGCTTTGATTACCTTACACGCATGAAACTGCTGGAAGCGATCAAAGCCCGCCATGCTGTGCCGATCATCAAAAAGCACCTTGCCCTTGGGCGTAAGGTCGTGGTTTTCCACGACTACAATGTTGGAGGCGGCATTAATCCGTTTGTGATGCCCGCTGATGAGCAAGTGCTGGTGCGCGTGGGTGTTGACGGCACAGAAAAAGAGATCAGCCTACAGAAGCTTTATGCTGAGTTTATCGCACGCAATCCGTATGCGGAGAAGCTGAACTTTGCAAGCTTCCGTTCGCCTATCAACGAGATCCGCACAAACTTCGAGCAAGCGCTGATCTACAACGGCAAAGAAAGCACCAAGGCCCGGAACGAGGCCAAGAGGCTGTTTAACGACGACCAGAGCGGCCATGACGTTATTCTGGTGCAGTCTGCAGCAGGTGAGGCTGGTATCAGCTTGCATGACGCCAAGAAGGGTAAGCAGCGCGCATTGATCAATTTGGGCATGCCTACGCGCCCGACGACGGCCATTCAGGAAGAAGGCCGGATCTATCGCACCGGCCAAACGTCCGACGCTATTTTCCGCTACATGAATACCGGCACCAGCTGGGAACGCTGGACCTTTGCCCAGAAGATCGCAGAGCGCGCCAGCACCGCAGAAAACCTTGCCTTAGGCAATGAGGCACGGGCACTCAAGCAGTCGTTCATTGATGCCTTCATTGACAGCGATGTGTATGAGCCTACAGAGGGTGAGGGCAAAGGCGGCAAAGAGTTGGACTATGCGGCCCGTGACGAACTGAGCGGCTTTGAGCGCGCCAAAACCTTCTATTGGGCCCAGCAGAAGAAAAGCGGGCGCCGTGACCAGCGCGAAGGGCAGGACTATTATGCCACGCCTGAGCCGATCGGCTTCAAAATGGTCGAGCTTGCCGACATTAAACGCGGCGAGCGGATCCTTGAACCTTCCGCAGGGCATGGCGCGATTGCGCGATTCTTCCCAGAAGACACAGACCGCACGATCGTAGAGCCGTCAAGCGAGCTTGCAAGTAAGGCTGCTATTGTATCAGCTGGCGCAAACGCAAAGAACCACACTTTTGAGGAACTGAATGTCCGGCTGAAATATGATGCGGTGGTGATGAACCCGCCATACGGCATGGGTGGCAAAGTGGCGATGGACCACCTTGCAAAAGCCATGAAGCACACCAAGAACGGTGGGCGTGTGGTTGCGCTGATCCCGACCGGCCCAGCTGCAGACAAGCGCTTTGATGCCCTGTATGAGAGCAAAGAGGCCAAGGCATTCCATTTGGTGGCTGACATTAAGCTGCCGTCAGCGACCTTTACGCGCGCGGGCACCAGCGTCATGACGCGCATTGTTGTGCTTGAGAAGCAAAGCGACAGCACTGTTGCTCAGTCCCTGCAGTCGATCCAGCGCGACTATACTGACGCCGCGACCGTTGAGGATCTGTTCGACCGGATTGAAAGCCTTGAGCTGAGCGAGCGCAAAGATCCGATCACGCAAGACGCTGACGAGATTGTGCCAGGCGAGCCTTTCCAGATTGGCGACCATACCTACAGCATGCGGCTTACGTCCCATGATCTGGACGGAAGCAACTATGTGGAGTGGGCCAAGTATCCGGGGCGCACTGAGCATGCGCGTCTTGCAGCTATGGCTGAGCGCATGAACGGCCACTATTACAAGTCGCTAAAAGCCTTCTCATTTGACAGCGTTGAAGATGCGCAGGCTTGGATTACAGAGGCGCGGAAGCCGGTCAGCAAGGGTGAAGTCACCAGCGAAGGTGTGGAAGGCGTGACCTTCGATACCGGCGAAACCACGCACAGCAAAACAGGGCAAGACCTTTATGTGGCATCCTTCCAGACACGCCACGATATGGATGTGTTTGTAACAGTCAGAGAGATTGCCAAGAAGCATGACGGTTACTATTCAAAGTTTCGTGGCCGCGGCGCAATTCCGGGTTTCCAATTCAAAACGGAAGAACAGCGCCAAGCGTTCATGGACGAAGTTACCCAGGGCGCGAAGGCGGAAGAAAAGTTCAAGCTGCAGGATGATACCCAGACTGAGGACACGCCGCGCGAGCTGAGCGGGCTGAGCAAAGAAGCCAAGAAGCAGCTGGAAAACAGATTCCGCCAGCTGGGGCTTGACGCGCATGCCGGTCTATTCTTTGTGAAAGAGATTGCCACAGCCGTTGAGGGCCAGAAGCTGTCTGCAAATGGTCGGTTTATCCGGCTCGATAAGGACGGCGCGGTGTATCGCTTCATTGAGATTGCCGAAGATGCGCCAGACGCCCAGCACACACTGGACCACGAAACCATCCACGTACTGCGCAGCATTGGCGCTTTCCGCAAGTCAGAGTGGACGGCGCTGACCAAGGCCGCAAAGAAAGACCGCGAGCTGATGGCGCGTATTGATCGCCTCTATGGCGGTCAGGGCCTGAGCCAAGATGCAGTGATGGAAGAAGCTGCAGCTGAAATGTTTGCAGACTGGTCCCGCGACAGGTCCAAGTACACAGGCTTTATTCGCAAGGCATTCGAGAGGGTGCGGGCAATCCTTGATGCCATTCGAGAGGCCATTACGGGCAGTATCAGCGCGCAGACCGTTATGGAGCGCGTAGAAAGAGGCGAGACTGCAAAACGGAAGACCAAAGGCAGAGAAGCAACCACAGAAAACAAACTGCAGGCGTTTGACCCTTCCCGCGACCGCGGCGACTATAGGATCTCTGAGCAGGAGCTGGAAGAGCTGGGCGAAGTCTCCACCAATGATGTAACCGCACAGCCTATCGAGGCTGACAGCCCGCGTGCGCTGCGCCTGAAATTGAAAGGCTATCTGCGCGACTTCCGCGGCGAATACCTGAACAAGTCGAGCGGTATCAGTGTCCGTGTATCTGGCAATGCGATTGACAAGGCAACAAGCGGGCACATTTCCCCGGCCAAGTCTGCTGCGCTGTCAAAGCTGGGGTATTTCCTTGAAAACGCCGTGATTTATCAGAGCCGACCAACCAATAAGGGCGGCGATAATGTGGTAAACATTCACCGCCTAGCCTATCCGGTTGTGGTGAACGGTGATCTGCATTCTGTGAAGCTGACGCTGAAAGAGCATAAGCAGCACGGCGACCGTTTCTATACCCTAGACCTGTTGCGCACGGACCAAATGCAAAACCCCACACCAGAAGGCATGGGGTTTGCAGCTGTCCAGTTGTGGTCGAGCCCTGACGGGATCTCAGACCGGCCTCCAGCCACAATTAATATGGGCCAGTTTATCCGAAATATCAAGTTCGATGATGTGGCCAGCTCATCTGGCGCGCAAATCATAGAGAAGCTGCAGCCGCGTGCATCTGATAGTCTGCTCAATACTGACTTCGGGCAGCCAATCCGTTCGATGGTGGAAGAAATGCACCGCACGCACCTGCCTGTATGGCAGCGGATCCGCAATGCATCCAGCCGCCTTGCTGTTCGCGAACAGTTTGACCGGTTGCGCCACGTCATGCAGGACGCGATGCTGCCTGTGTTCCGCCTACAGGGCGAGATTGAACGCGCAACAGGCAAGCCAATTGGTGAAGCGCTTGATGTTTACCAGAAGGAAACGCTGTATTCTGGTCGGGTCGGTGCCCGCTTTGAACAGCTGGTGGATAATCATCTTGAGCCCCTTATGGAAACCCTGAAAGCCAAAGGCGTTACCATGGAGGAACTGGAAGCCTACCTCTATGCCAGGCACGCCAAGGAGCGGAACGCATATATCGCAGAGATCAACCCCGAGTTTGAGGATGGCGCCGGGTCCGGCATGTCGGACGCGGAGGCCGAGGACATTATGAAGGCGGTGAAGGCCGCAGGCAAAGAACGAGCGATGAAGGATCTTGCTGCGCGTGTGGACAAGGTGCTGGCCGAAAGTCTGCAGGCGCGGGTAGATGATGGTTTGCTGTCTCAGGACGAGGCCCTTGCCCTCAAGAAGCGCTGGAAGCACTATGTCCCGCTTCGGGGTGAAGCTGAAATAGATCCTGATCAGTCTTTGCAGGTTGAGCGCCCGCGCACGTCGGCGGGGCAAAGCGTCAAAGGCAAGGAATACCAACAGGCATTTGGCCGGAAAACCAAGGCGGCTGAAATTATCCCGTATATCTTCATGCAGGCGCAGGAAGGTATCATTCGCGGTGAGAAGAACCGAGTGGCCAAGACCTTCCATAATCTGGCCGTGAACAATCCAAACTCTGATTTCTGGACCGTGAAGAAGATTACGCGCAAGCCGTATCTGGACAAGAAAACGGGGCAGGTGGTCTATCGTGTGCAGCCGATCGCTGCAGAGGATGCAGACTTTACCGTATCTGCGAAGCTGGGCGGCAAGGTGGTTCGCGTGATCCTTAACCGCCATAACCCTGCAGCCGTCCGCCTAGCCGCAGCAATGCGCAACCTTGATGGCGAAAAGATGGGCCATATGGTGCAGTGGCTTTCAACTGCCACGCGCTTCCTATCTGCGATCAACACCAGCTTCAACCCTGAGTTCGTTGTATCGAATGCGCTACGCGACCTTGAGACAGGCTTGGCTTTGTCGGGTCAATTCGATGTTAAAGGCATGAGCAAGAAGATCCTGAAAAGCTGGATCCCGGCCATCATCGGAGCTGAGCAAGGCGCCTTCAAGCGAGGCAACAGCGAGTGGAAGCGCTGGTTTGATGAATATACCGCGGCAGGTGGTCGCGTTTACTTCAACACCATGGAAGATGTGCAGGACACCAGGAAGAAGCTGCAGCGCATGTTCAAAGAGGCTGGGCCGGGTATGCACCCGCTCAAGCCGCTGCGGGCGCTTGGGGATACAATCCAGAAGGTGAACCTTGGTGTTGAAAGCGCCATCCGGCTTTCACTCTACCGGCATCTGCGCGAGAACGGCTTTAGCAAAGACCGTGCCGCGGTTGCCGCCAAAGAACTGACAGTCAACTTCAACCGCAAAGGCACCATGGGGCCGACCCTTAACGCCTTCTACATGTTCTACAATGCTGGTATTCAGGGAACATTCACGCTGCTGACTGCAGCAAAGCGCAGTCGCAAGGTTCGCCAGGCGCTTGGCGGCTTGGTGCTTGCCGGTGCTTTCCTCGAAATCTGGAATCAGCTATTCAGCCCAGAAGATGAAGACGGTGAAAAGGCTTATGACAAGCTGTCTGAGTTTGAGAAATCGCGCAACTTCATCTTCTATATCCCCGGCAGTGATCGCCCGATTGAGTTTCCGGCAGGCTATGGCCTCAACTTCTTCCTGCATGCTGGGCGGGCGAGCGTGGAAATGGCTAGCGGCAAAGACAAGACAGAAGCGCTTTCCAACCTTGGCGTAACCGCGCTGGAAGCATTCAACCCTATCGGCGGTGCTGGGTCTGCTATCAAGCAGCTGTCGCCTACGGTAATCGATCCTCTGGTGGAGCTTGAGCTGAATGAAGACTTCGCTGGACGCCAGATTTACCCAAACTCGCCTTATGACGACTTCACCCCAGATAGTCAGCGGGCATTCTCTAGCGTAAGCCCGTTTGCGGAAGCTTTGGCTGAGGGCATGAACGAGCTGACGGGCGGAAGTAATATTGAGCCCGGTTTGGTTGATGTAAGCCCGGAATCTATCGAGCACCTGTTTACGTTCGTGACGGGTTCCTCTGGTCGCTTCTACCAGCGGTTGGCGGATCTACCGATGAAGCTTGTGGATCCATCCAAAGATGTGACGGAAAACGACATACCCTTCCTGCGAAAAGTCGTGGGCCCGAGCGACTTCACTTGGAAGAATCGCGAACGCTTCTATGAGCGCACCGAGGCGATTGAGCGTGCCTGGACATATTTCAATGACTACAGAAAGTCTGGCGACAACGAGAGTGCTGCGGAGTTTTTGGAAGAAAACCGCGATATTCTGGCTATGCGGGATCTAGCGCGCAAGGTTAAGCGGGATCTATCCAAGTTGCGCCGTGTGCGCCTTGCCCTGCAGGAATCGAAAGAAAAGGGTTCAGTTTCGATTGACGAGTATGCAGAGCAGATCCAACCTGTAAGGGATGCGGAAAAGAGCTTGATCAACAGCTTCAATAAAGCATACGTTGACCTCATCTTGAACAAGGACGGTGACTGATATGGCCTTCATTGGCGCCATTTTGTTTTACGGCATGCCGCTACTGGTGTGGGTTATCGGCTTCGGATACCTGATACACAAACGCGAGTTGGCGCCCGACACCGCCCTGCAGGTTGCGATTGCTGGGGCGATATGGGTTATATCTGTACCTTGGTGGCTTTGGTCTTATTGGAAACACCGCGGAGCGAGAGCGAGAACAAACGAGGCGTCTTAG